CACACATTAAGATTATCAAATGCATGGTTGATCAAAATTCTGTCAGAGTTCTCTTGTAATTATGTCATGTTCTATTTATATTTTTTATATTTTGGTACGATAGTCATTGGTGTACCTTGATAATCTGGAACTTGAGTAGGAAATACTACTTCTTCTTTTAGATCTTGAAAGACATGTGAGTCTAAAATTGATTTGGTTGATTTTTTCTTTTTTGCCATAGTGTTATGTTTTTTGTTATTATAGTTATTATATAATTCAATATGTAAAGGTTTCAAAAGAGGACTATTCGTCCTCTTGATCTTCTTCAATTGATTCTCGTATACCTTTTAGATAACCAGTAAAGTATGCGTGGAACATTTCAGCTTGTTCTAGTCTTGTCATTTCTCCAAGTACTTCGTGACCTTTAGTACCAGGATATAAACCTCTTGTAACTGCTTCTTCGTAGGCTAGCCATTGGTTCCAACATTCTAATACAACATTATTTTTAGCCCAACCTGCAATTTGTTTAGTATACATTCTAGGGTTTGAATTCCAATCGTGATTTTCTACTACACGATCAACAACTCTTGAAGGACATGCTTGATCTAAAGCTTGTTCAAAGATCTCAGCTCGATCTGATTTAGTTAAATGTTTAAAGTTTTTCATACGTTTGATTTTTTTAATTTTTGTTTACATATATTATATGAGTTATATATCTACTGTTTCATAGTTTTTGACTAAAAAAGTAAATTATATTATAATATTCTAAAAAAATAATTAATTTTTAGATTTTTTAAACATTGCAGGTAATTTAAATAATAAAAACCATGCTATAATTGCGGGTACTAATTTGATTATTAACATTTTCTTTTTGTTTTAGATTATTAATTTATACTAACATTCTTCCTATAACGTATCTTACATCTAAATTAGCTATTTCAATACTATTTAGAATTTGATTTTCTTCAGGAGTTCTAAAAGGTTTTTTACAAGGTCTGCCTGGTAAAGTTTTAAATAACTCTCTACGTAGTTTTAGTGTAAAAGTTAAATTATTATTTTTAACTTGAAAAATAATAATCTTTTCTGCAGTATATTGACGTTCGATATGAACATTAACCCCAGATTTTAGAATTGTAGATCCTTCGTACATAATATCATCTCCGATGTACTGTACAATTTCGTTGTAATTTAATTTTGAATTTCTCATTTTTGTTTTTGTTTTAATGTTATATGTAAATATACCACTAATATTTGACATAAAAAAATTATTTGTGAATTATTTTCAATTATTTTTCACTTTTTTTTCAACTAATTGATAACCAATAGACATAAAAAAACCAGATGCACCAACATCTGGTTTTAAAGGACAAACGGACTAGATCTGACCTTTTTAATAAAGAAGCATAGATATCGCCACAATTAATACGAGTACTGCTCTTAACAGATTTAAAAAAGGCGTGTCCTTTTCACGCGTTTAAATTGTGAATAATATATAGAAGTTATATAGACCAATGAAAAAAGGTTTCAAATAAAAAAGCCGTTAGTCAAATTACCAACGGCTTTCTACATAATAAAAAAATATAAAAAAATATAAAAATCAAAAAACCAATGAAAAAATCATCAATTATTCTAACATATATATCATAGAATTTAAATTTGTTTCAAAGAAATTACTTCATTTTCAATAATTATTTGGCCTTCTTTAACCAAAATATCAATTTCTTTGGCAATTGCAGTTGCTTCGTAGCCATTTAGAAGTCTACCAATCTCTTCAAGATTAGTTCCTTTCTTCATTTTTGTATAGATGAATACGACTTCGTGTACTTTTGTTTTTAAATCTTTCATTGTAATTCTTTGTTTTTATGATATTGTTATTGAGTCAATCCATACATATTTAGCTGTCAAGTTATCTACTCTAACACCTAAAGATAAATATGAATTTAATAATAATGCTGCATTAGTAGCATCTAAACCTGTATATGAATAATCTGCCCAAGAAGTTGTTAAAGCTTTTGTCTCAGACATATTTTGAAAAACAGCTGAACCCGCATTTGTATTGTACATTGCAGATAAAATACTGAAAGTTGCATTAGTCGATGCAGAAGCTTTAGCTCTAATAGTTATAGTTTTACCAGCACTGGTAGAATTATAATATGAATTAATAGGTGTAACTGCAATTGCACCAGAAACAGGAAATGTATTACTAACTCTCAATGAATTGGTACCTGTATCATAAACACTTGAATCTGCAAAAACAACTTGACCAGACCCGTATATTTGTTTTTCACCTTCTAAATCTTGTACTATTGCTAAAGGTCTAATACCATTAGATATTACAGTTGATTGAGAAATCAAACTGTTTTGAGTAGCTGTTACACCTGCAATATTTTCTATAATTTGAGTAGGTAATATTAATTGTGCAAAACCATTACTAGATGTAACAATAAATGCTTTGATAGAAGCTGCATTAGGTCCTAAAATATTAATAGTTCCTTCTAAAATATTATTATTAGCTCCGTTGGGTGCAAATACACAGAATGATTCAGTTGTTGTTCCAGCATTTTGTTGTGTTGCTACTGTTAAATTATTAACTATTGCGTTATATGATTGAATCGCTCCTGAAATACCAACATTGGTTGTTGTAGATCTACTATAAATATTCGCAATAGATATTACAATGTTATTAGTTGAGTTACCATTAACAGTATTTGAATACCAGCAATTATCCCATTTATTACCTATACTTCCATCTGCTTGAGCAGCTGATGTACCTGCACTTGTAAATCTAGAATTTGTTAAATATAAATCTCTATTTGGATATGTTGAATTAATAGTAACGTTACCAACCCAAGGGTTATTTGTAGTACCATATACTATTGCTAAAGTTCCAGGAGACCAAGTTTGAGATATTAAAGTAGTAGATGTTAAATGTGAAAACATAAATCTATCAATATACATACCAGTTCCTGCAGGTGCACCTGAAGTTGCAGTAAAACCAATACCAGATTGTGCAGTTGCTGTAGCACCATGATAATTCATAACAGTCCAACCATCTTGTGCTGTAAATGAACTCGTCCAACCTCCTGTAATAATAAATTGTGTTTTACTGGCAATGTTAATGTTCTCAAATGTTTGAGATGCTGTTGTTGTGTAATATTGTTGAGATGCAACAGCAATTCTTGAAAATGTTAAATTTACGTTTGCTGTTCTATTCCATGCACCATCAACTACAATAGAAGATGCTCCTACTGAAAAAACTTTGTAGAAAAACTTTTGATCACCAAATTCTGCATCATTAACTGTGATAATATCACCAGGATTTAAAATACCTGTTTGGTTAACTGATGTATTCCAAGTAGTTGAACCATTCGATGTTGCTGTAATAGTACCAGATAAAGCTGTAAAAGTTGAACCTGCTACTCTAATCTCATCATTATTAGCACCAACTGTCATGGCTTTGTTAATGGTTTTATATGGTGTTGCAATAGTACCGTTACCGGTAGTATCATTACCATTTATATTATCTGTATACCAAATTGCCATATTAGTTAATTATATTGTTTGTTATAAATTCAATACATTGATCTAAAGATCCACTAAATGCATTTGAATTAATTATATTTTCAGTATTTAAATCTTTAATTAAAACTATAAAAATATCATTGTTTTTAATGATACTATAGTTTAATTGATCTTCGATTGAATTATCGTTGTATATTATTTCCATTATTTAAAATTTATATTTAAACCAGATGTTACGTATGTGTTGCTAACAGTTTGGTTTAAAGTAATATTTAAACCTGAAGTTTTCCATTTTGCAACAGATGTTAATCTTTGCCATACAAGAGTAGCGCCTCTGTAAACAAAATTTACATTAGCGCTTGCTCTTTTTAGATCTGTTATGCTATTTATTTGTCTTTTAATATCTCCCATTATTCAATAAAATATAATGTTGTTGCTGAATATGAACCTAAAGCTGTATATTCTGCTTGAGTTCCACTCCAAACGTTTGCTATTGTATTAGGACCAGATGTTGTAATAGTTCCAGATGGTGAAATACCACTAGTACCAGACGTACCAGATCCATCCACACCGCTCGTTCCACTTGTACCATTGTTACCATCAGTTCCGCTAGTTCCGTTTAAACCTGACGTACCTGATGAGCCCGCATCACCTTGTGCTCCATTAATACCAGATGTACCAGATGTTCCACTTGTACCTGACTCTGCAGATACAGTAGTAGTAACGTATGAATAATCACCATCTTCGGTGTACCATACAAGTGATCTGTTAGTGTTATCGTTATTGTTTACATATATTTTAACAATCATTCTATCAGTTGCATTGATAGAAGTTGCAGGGAATATAACATCAGGCATAACTAAACCTACTTGACCATCATTATATGGTAATTTTTCAACAGAAGATGTTACAATTGTACCATAACCAATACCTGCAGAGTTTGCTAATTCCATAGTCACATACGTATCAATATCAGCTGCAGCTGCAGGAAAACTAAAATGTAAATGGAATGTTTGAGGACCTGCTGGAATTACAGTAAATCCTAATTCATTTGTTAAAAACTCTTGTACTAATAGGTTTTGTTGATTATTAGTTAATGTTTTTGCTACTGTTTGTTGCGCACCAATAACTGGTACAGTAGACAGTAATTTATATGGACTAACACTCGATGCTTGAGATTGATTAAAGTAGTAAAGTCTACCACCTGAAACTCCATTTGAACCAGACGTTCCAGCTGTTCCACTTGTACCGCTTGTACCTGACGTTCCAGGTGTTCCTGGTTGAGAGATACCAGATGTACCACTTGTTCCATTAGCTCCGCTAGTTCCGTTTTGACCTGAAGTACCAGATGAGCCTGCTTGACCACTTGTACCACTAGATCCTGTTAAACCAGAAGTTCCAGCTGTTCCGCTTGTACCTGAACTTCCTATTCCTGATGTTCCTGATGTTCCTGCTGATCCTGTTTGTCCAGAAGAACCGTTAACTCCACTTGTACCTGAAGTACCTGTTGCTCCAGATGTTCCACTTGTTCCAGAAGTTCCTGACATTCCTTGCTGAGGTCCAACCCAGACTCCGTTTTGGTCGATAACTTCTCCATAGGCTTCAATAAATAGATTTTTTGATGTTAAATAATCAACCTCAACGTCTGTATCTGAAACTCTAATAGGCAATTCATTACCTTCACCGTCCGTTAGTGGTTGAATAGTACCTGGAATTAAACCAGAAGTACCCGATTGTCCAATACCTACGATAGATTTGTATGTTTCGTAAATGTACTTGTTAAATAAATTTGCCATATATTATGATATTCTAATTTTAACTGTTCCGTTTGTGTGATAGAAACCTCCAACTGGTATATTACCTGCTGCAGCAGCTGTATCGTCTGCAAAGTCTTTTGCTACTGTATCTTGTGATTGTAATAAATTGATTGATAGTGTATTAGGCGTATTAGCTGTAATGTTGTTACCAATAATCATTGCTCCATTAGTAGATAAATTAGAACGACCAATAACGATTGCATCATCTCCAAGTATTTGATTCTCTGTACCTATTGCAACTGTATAATCACCAGAAACTTGATTACTACCTAAAATGTTAACATATTGTCCATAAACAGACATTCCTGAACCAATAATATTAATGTATTGGCCACCTAATGTGTTACCATTACCTAAAATATTGTTATTTCCTGAACCATCATTATTTCCATATACTTCATCGTCTGAACCATATACGTTATTATTACCACCAACATTAACTCCACTTCGATTACCAACGATATTGTTATTCATTTGTTGATAATCTGCAGAGTATGAATTAATACCAATAACTACAGAACCAGGTGCTGCTTGACCAAATTTACCAAGATAAATTGATTCAGAGAAACATGCTGCGTATGTACCTAATGCAATAGCGTCGACTACACCTTCTGGCATAAACATTACTCTACTTGGAGCTCCAATGTTTATTACGTTATCTGCTAAAGGACCATAGTCTGCAGCATAATTTGGATTAGTAGTTACAATTGCTTGTACATCTTCAATATAAAGATTTTGTGAACCATCTAAACCACTAGTTCCAGACGTACCAGCTGCACCATCAGTACCGCTTGATCCGTTCGAACCATTTAAACCAGCAAAACCATTACGGCCTGATGTTCCTGAAGTACCAGATGTACCGTTAACTCCACTAGTTCCAGATGTACCTGTTAAACCAGATGTACCAGAAGTTCCAGAGGTTCCACCTCCACCGCCTCCGCCACCTTCGCCAGTCCAATATCCATTTTCATCGATAACTTCACCATAACCTTCAATAAAAAGGTTTGGGACTGTTGTTGGTGCTGTCAGGTTTACTTCAGTCTCACTAACTTCGATCGGTAAATGATTACCTTCTCCATCAGTTAAAGCTTGAGGATTAGCTCCTAAACCACTTGTACCTGAATCACCAATTCCTATAATAGATTTATAGGTTTCATAGATGTATTTGTTAAATAAATTTGCCATTTATATCGTGTATTTTAATTGCATTCATTCCATTTTTGAACAGCTAGATTCCATGCATCTGGATCAGTGTTCCATTTATTACAGATTGACTCTGCTCTAGTTAAATAAACTACGTTTCTTTCAGGATCATTATCTGAAATGTATGTAACTGTTTGCATTTCTTCTGCGCTTCCATCAAGATACATTTGACCTGCATCCAACAAATATGCTGAATATGGATCTAACGTTACACCGTCTGTAGCCCATAATTTATAATCATAGTTACCATCAGGTGAAATAACAACTTTACTATCTTCAGGATCTTCATTACCTACTGTAACTAATTCAATAGAAAATTGTGTGTATCTTGTATTTTGTTTTACAATAGTAGGCACCACATAAGTGTAAACGTTTGTAAAACCACCTTTAAAACCAAAAAGAAAAGTATTTGTATCAAATGGAATATCTACATCTAACGTATTAACGTAGATGATAATATCAGTATTGACTGCAAGATTGCGTAAATTTATCATTGTAGATACTTGTTTATTTTAAATATAAAAATCTGATTTTTTGACATCTTTGTGCATAAAAAAAGGATTAACCTTTCGATTAATCCTTTTTATAATTGTGAATTTACTTTTGTAAATTATGCAGCAACTACAGTTAAACCACCACCAACAACGTCAGCTAGAGTAGATCCAGCTTCGATTGGATATGCAGCAGTTGGTTCTTGTGCTGTGAAAGATAAAGAGTATTGATTTGCATCAGCTGGAGCAGTACCAGTTGCAGCAGAAGAAGCAGACATAACTGCACCTCTATCAAGACCCATAACCCAAGTAATATCGTTTTGATCAACAAAAGCGATTCTCAAGTCTCTGTTTTGTGCTAATAAAAGAATTTGATTTCTTTTTTGTGCACTCATTTTTTGTAAAATGATAGTTAATACACCTTCGTAGAACACAGTTCCCGCAGTATTACTAACATTAATTGCTTCATTGAAGAAAGCTGTATCTTTTGGAAGTTGGTATTCGTAAAAAGAACCAGTACCAGCGATAGCTGTGATTTCACCCGCAACTACAGTCGTAGACGAAATTTCACCACCCAAAAAATACGCAGTTTTCAATCCGCCAATTCCTCCCATACAATCTAGAGGTAACGCTGAATTAATTAAACAAGCCATATTTGTAATATTTTATTTTTAAAATTAGATGGGTCCGAAGACCCATCTTGTTTGGTATTGGTTAGAATTATGCTACAGTTGAAACGAATTGGTTTGCAATTGCGCTTGTACCAACTTTAAATTTAGAGATGAAAGACATTTCATCTAAATTTTGGTTGTAGAAGAATCTGAAGTTAGACTCATCGTTTACTAAACCTGTACCGAAGAAAGCATATTTCTTTGGTCCAACAACTACAGCTGATTCACCTGCTGGATCGATTAATCCTGGAGCAGCAAATACTTTAACGTTCGAACCTGGAAATAAAAAGCTAGATTCAGCAGCGCCAGTTACGTTGTTAACGTTAGGATATTGTAACAAGATAGAGTTACCTTTGTCTTGTAA